TCGTATCGCCGTACACGATAGCCTGGAAGCCGGACACCATCCTGTTCTTCCAGGAGACTGTCCCCGCTATCGTTCCCACGGCGGGGACCAAGGTTAGCCCCGCCTTCCTGCCCAAGGCTAATCATACCAATAGTGAGAAGAGTGCTACGGAAGGGCTGCTGACTACTACCCTTGTCCAGAATCCGCTAGGTCGCACAGGTAACGCGCTAGCGATAACCGGTGAGCAGTCTATTTACTGGGGGCGGCACTCCACTCCTCCGCTTGCTGCTCAGACTATCCCGGCTCAGGAATGGTACTGGGGGGTATCGTGCGGAACGCAGAAGGCTGATGCGGTATTCTTCCACTACCCTGTATTGTATATCTGGAGGCCCTCTACTCAGGCGGTAGTGGGTTGGATATTCGATGGTTCAGTTGCGAAGGGCCAGAAGTGGCGTAACGGCATAGACCCTCTGATGAGTCAGAGGTTCACCGGGGCGGCGATTACTACTCAAGATGGGGATATACTCTGTTGCGAGGTTTGGAGTGTAGGCACTCAGGGCACTGCCGTAGCTTCTGCTCACATGGTATGGACCACGGCTCAGAACTCTAGCCTTGAGTGCCCCTACATTATCTTGCCCCAAGGCGCAGTAGCTCCTGCCAACGCTACCCTGGCCGTAACGGAGGACCCCGATACAATCTCCGCCACGGCTACGGTAACTGACCCACCCCGTACCGCTACCCTGACCGTAACGGAGGCCCCGGACACTATATCGGCTACGGTTGTAGTTACACCGTTACCAACCAGAACGGCTACCCTGACCGTGACGGAGGCTACGGATGCACTTGACGCCGATGCTGGCTCGGTAAGCATACCCAAGATCGGTACACTGATTGAGGATTTTGAGGCCCCAGCAGATCCAGGTAAATGGGATACTACAAACGTACTCAACGGCACCACCGTCTTTCAAAATGGAGTTGGCGAGTTCTCGGTCACGTCAACGGTTAACGGCACCCATGCCTCCCTCATTTCTGTAGGCGATTTCTCACTCAAAGACAGCGCAGTCTTTTGGAAGGTCGTTCGCCCCACCCGGTGGACCGCTGACGTAGGGGGTGGAGAGTTCTCGCTTGCCATGGAGGCCCCCGGAGACAACCGTGTCGACTGGACGATCTACTCCAATGGCGACATTTCGATCATCAAGTTCACCAATAATGCTTGGGGACAGGTCGCAGCCATAGACACGGGCTACTACAGTAAGCAGGATACCTATAGGTGGCTAAGAACTCGGGAGACTGCTGGGACGACTTACTTTGAATCGGCCCCCAGTACCGCTTCTAACCCACCCCTAGAGGGCGATTGGGTCGTAAGGCACTCTGCCCTTACTAACACACTGCCCATCAACGCGGGCATAAACAACGTCAAAGCTGTTTACCGGGTTTGGGTAAGCAACGCCGCGATAGGGGCGATGATCCAGACCGGGCAGATTGACGGGTTCAACACCGCCGCTAGCGCTGCCCTATCGCCTGCCCTAGCTACCCTGGCCCTCACCGAGGCCCCCGATACCGTTTCAGCTACGGCCAAGGCCCCAGCAGGGGCTACCCTGACTAGGACGGAGGCCCCGGATACCATAGCAGCCACAGCGGGCGGTACCGCAGGGGCTACCCTGACCCGTACTGAGGCCCCCGATACGATAGCCGCCACCGCCTCGTCGGGTATGACGGCTAACCTGACCCGCACCGAGGCCCCGGATACTATTGTAGCCACGGCTAGCTCGCCTACAGGGGCGAACCTGGGGATAACGGAGGCAGGGGATACCGTAGTTGCGACGGCGGGGGCGGTAGCTACGGGGACCCTCACACTTACTGAGGCCCCTGATACCATCGCGGCTACGGCCCAGGTACTCCCCTTCCCTACCATCACCGCTAACCTCGACGTACAGGAGGCCCCCGACCAAGTAGCCTCGGCCTCCGGGTCACCGGCTGCGATCGCGGACCTCGCCAGGACGGAGGCCCCCGATACCCTGGTTGCTACGGCTAGCTCCGGGATTGGGGCCTCTTTGGCCCGGACAGAAGCCCCGGATGCTATCTCTGCCTCGGCTCGGGTAGTCGCGGGGGCTAGCCTAGCGCGAACGGAAGCAGCGGATTCTCTAGCCTCTTCCGCAACGGCCCCGGCGACCGGGAACTTGAGCAAGACAGAGTTTAACGATACCCTCAGCTCTATCGTCCGGTCGGTTGTGGTAGGGGCCCTATCTATCCAGGAAGCGAATGATACCCTAGCTAGCGACGCAATAGTGAGGTCGGGGGTAGAGGCGGGCCTAACGGTCACGGAGGGTCCCGACACCCTAGAGGCTACGGCGACGGTGGCGGACCCTATCTCGTACGCCAACCTGAACGTCACGGAGGCCGGGGATACGTTGATGGGGTATACCCATCACGCTAAGAAGCGGGTGATCCTCATAACGTAGAAATGGCCCCCGGAGGGGCCATTTAGTCACTTCTTAGGTGGCGGTTTCGGGGGTTTCTTTTTCGTACCCATACCGTTCTCCTAGCACTTGTGGGTTGGCTTCGGCTTCGGCTTGTGCTTATGCTTCGGCTTCAGCGGCACCGGGGTCGCCGGTGGGTGGATACAGGCCGGCATCATGATCGGCGGAGCCTGCGGGGGTAGCGCCTGTACGACCGGGGCCGCGACAGGCGGTGAAGGCTTTACCCAGGCTTGAAGCTCGGGTTGGCATTTCGTGAAGGACCCGGAGGACTTGTGTCCCCCGTTCCACGAGTAGCAGGTAGGCTCATCCGTGAAGCCCCCGGCGGTGGCGCCGAAGGCTACCAGAAGGCCCCCCAAGAGGGCCAGGTGTTTCATTTGTGATCCCATGTTACGGCCTTGACTGCCCACATCTGAGCGGTCTGGGCCTCGGTGATTGCGACGGAGAGCATCCGGGCCACCTCCGATCCGGGGGCCTCGTTGCGAAGGTCGTTGAGGGTGTCGATCACATCCGCGAACTTCCCCTTGATCTCATCGACCTTGGAGTTGTTGCTCGGGTTGAAGGTCACCCCCACGGCCTTCTGGCCGAACGTGAGGCCGCTCATTTGGACTTCCCGATGTTGTCCCCGATGATCGCGGAGTTCATGGCGCCGAGGCCGCGAACCGCGTCCATCATCAGGAGCATCAGTTCACCCTTCTCCTGCGGGTAGGCGTTGCCGTCGAGCGATTGCATCGCCATGCCGATCACGCGGACGTTTTCACGGACTACGCAGGTGGGTTCGACCTTGGCCCCATTAAGACCCAGTCCCCAGCCTGGACCAGCGAGTCCCAGTCCACCCGACGCGCCGGTACAGGGACCGGAGGCGGGGCCGGACATCGCGATGCCGGGCACGTTCTTGAGCCGTTGGGTTCCGCTGTAGTGGACGTTGGAGTGCTCCGTGGTCGTACCGGAAACATGGTTCTCCACCTTGCCGGAATAGGTTTGGCTGGAAGTGGAGTTCGCGTTGATCGTCTGGCTGGTGGGGCCAGACTGGTCGATCACGACGACGTTGCCGAGGGCTCCCGACTGGGAGGTGGCCTCGGCCCCCGCCGCCGATTGAGCCTGCGATTGTGCGGTAGCCTCTTGTGCCCCAGCCCCGAAGGACGCCAACAGGGCTAGGACGAGAATGGTGTGTTTCATGGTTTCCTCTAACTGTTAAGAAAAAGCCCCACCAGGCGGGTAGCCTAGTGGGGCCCGGTTCACTCAGCCCCTAGATCAGGGGTTGATGAAAACGAAGCCCTTCAGCAGGCCGAAGCTGCCCGAGGCCGTCGAGGTGCTGCCGCCCAGGCTCGCACCGGATTGCTGGGCGAAGCCCAGGGAGCCGCCGGTTTGGGTGGCGCCGGCAGTGTCTTGGTGCTCGCTGATGGTCGTGCCGCCTTCCGAGTTGACCGCGGTCAGATTGCCCGAAATGCCGGTGGAATTGGCGGTTTGGGTGCCGCCGCTGACGCCGAACAGAACCGAGCTTTGCTGACCACCGGCGACTGCGCTACCGCCGCTGGCGGAGGTTCCGTTGGCGCCCGCGACTCCGGCACCGATGTCCAGAGCGAATGCCGAGGTAGCGGCCAACAGGGCGAGAGCGATGAGAGATTTTTTCATGATGGATTCCTGATTACACGTGTATCCCGGGGACTGCCGGGCCAGTTTGATCCCTCCACAGGGTTCAATACTTGATTGCGATGGCGAACAACGCCACCGTAACGCAAAGGACAAGGAAGCCGCCCAGCGCGGGGCGGACTTGGGCGGGAGCCGGACGATAGCCTGCGTAGGCGTAGTTGACTCCCTTGGACACACGCCCGAATCGGGCGGTGGTAAAATTGTGGCCTCGCGGCAGGGTGACTTTCATAGGGTCCTTTAGGTTTTGGATTACTTTCGGCGTAACCGTATCTTACTCGAATTTTTGGCGGGGGGGCGATTATTTTTGGTTAGTGTAAGCACTAGTAGGTTCAGAGCCGTCGCTGTCCAACTTCGCCATAATGTGGTTAATCCGGTTCAGTTGGTCGGCGTCCACTCGCTGGGTAGCGAGCCACATGGTAGCGTAGTCGATCACCTTGATCAGGTCCTCCACGAGTTGACCCTTATGGGGGGCCCTCTCCGCATACTTCGTGATGTTCCCGGCGTACCAGTTGAGGTTCAACCGGATCGCCCGCTCGTGATGCTGCTCCCCGTGAGCAGTCTTGTAGTGCGCGCCTTGTTCAGCCATTGT